AGATCTTCACATTAGGCTGGGAGCGGTTCAAGGGCGTTTCCACGATTGCGAACGGGTAGTGTGCGTTGTCCTTCATGGTAGTATTATCGGCTAGGACTGGTGGACGGGTCAAGAGGTTTTCAGACTTCTTCCAGATGGACTAGGATTCTATCAAGTGCAATCTTTTCTGCCAAAGTTTTGGCCTCTTCGATAGTCTTAGCCTCATCCCAATATTCTACATCCGCGTCGCAAGTTGGATCAGGCTTTTGCTCAAGAACCTCTACTCGGGTAGGATTATCTTTTGGCCCAAAAGGTTGGATAAAGATATCGAACCTTTGCAGCTTAGGCCGTCCTAGGAAATCGAGTTCCCAAACGAGAGGCTTGATAGTGTAGTGTGCGTTGTCCTTCATGGTAGTATTATCGGCTAGGTAGGGGTCAGGGTCAAGAACAATCTCAAACTTTTTTGATGAAGATTTCGAACTGATCGGGGGTCATGCCAAAGTTCCAACCGTTCGCACGGGGGTAGTATCCCCTAGCGTACCAGCGCCGCATATCCGCCGCCTTGCGCTTCGCCGTAACCAACTTCTCCGCGCCCACCGTTTCGAAGGTTGTGCCGATCTTGTAGACCTCTTCGCCGCTGTAGGTGCCGCAGGTGGTTTCGACCAGAGTGCGGATGCCGACGATGTACTTGATGTTGCTGGGTAGCTTTTTCATGTATGTATTATCGTCTGGGTAGGTTTGAATCGCAAGAACATTCTTGAAATTGTTTTGATCGTAAGTGCTTGTGCGGTAAGTACTTAGGACGATCCCCCCGCTACTACCTACTAACTACCTAACTACCACCGGAGAATTTTACGGTTTAGGTACCATACGGGAAGCTGCCAGCCGCCATATCCGTAGGAATCATGTGACTCCCTTAAATTTAACTCAAACCAACCTCTAAAAAAATTTTACCTCCCCTTAAAAAAATTAAACCAACCTCTAAAAAAATTTGGGTCCCCTATTTCCAGAATTTAAACAATCCTAAAAATTTTTGGGTCCCATGTATGAGGCAGAACGAGATTTGGACTAATTTAGAGGGTATCACTTCTTTTTGGAGCAGTAATCAGCGACCATCCACATGGTAGCAAAGAACCATATTGCCATGAAGACGGTGCCAATGGTCATTATGAAGTCTATCATGGCTCTTGGTTCACTTCCTTGCATTTATAGGAACCAGTTCTTAGCTTTCTTAGATATTCCATGGCTCTCTTCTTAGACTTGGAGTATGTTTTAAGTATTGTAAGTTCCCCGTTATATTCCATGGAGATTACATATTGTGTTTGGTCGGGGTTATACCATCTTCTGGTAGAAATGCTAATATTAATTGGCTTGGGTGTGTGCATAATTTTTATCTTTCTGGAGGTTGGTCCTGTATATAATAGTAGGGAGGGAGGTAATTATTATGGCTATTTGGACTTCAGTTCAGTATATGCTTCGCCCTGTTGCTCGTTGTAGTCGGGGATGCAGTAGATGGCCCTAGTTAGAATTTAAACTAACTAGGGCCGTTTTTATCAGAAATCCTTATCCTTCAACGCTAATTTCCAAACTATTGCGTGTAGCAGATAAGTTGATCCTACCGCTATGAACGCATTGTACATATAATAATTAGTTGGGGTTGGGTACCCTGCAAAGGTTGCCAATAAGCCAATCCAAAAAGAAAGGCACATTGGGCATTTAATTAATTTATATCCCCAACTTGATGTTTTTCTCATCCATGATCTGGCTGGTTCGAAGATCTTGGAGATTGCTATTGTGGCTGCGAGGCCATAGCAGCACAGGATGTACATTAACAAGTTTATCATATTCTCTCCGGTAGTTGGTACATTTTTATAAACGCTTCTCGATTTTTATGCCAAGAATCTCTTCCTGCCAAATCCCCCATGGATTCGTGCCTAATAAAGAAAGGAAGAGTATTATTATTAAGTCCTAGTTTGTGAGCTTGCATTGTATAGTACAAATCGTAGAAGTCCCACATACCCTCGAATGTAGAGGGTCTTTCCATTTTTATAGACTTAAGTGTTTGATATTTAGTAGCTAGGAACAATCCGTCTAGTACCACTACTTGTCTGTAGTCACCATAATAGGTTGTATGTTGATTAAATTTTGTACCATGCATTACAAACCCACTATGATGTCCTGCTTGCCAAACTTGATGATCCCACCAAGTAGCATTGTCACCTAAGAAGGTAGTTCCTGCGGGTCCAGCAAACCCTAGATTAGGGTTATTAGCTATGAAATTAAGCTGTTCTCGGAAGTGCTCTGGTTTATTCAGGATTTCAATATCGTCATGACATAAAATAATTACATCGTTAGGTTGTACACCTTTTTGCTCTATTAAATTTAATCCTTCTGTATAAGCACCGAAAATAGACTTTTTATTTGGTAATAATATAACATCTACTCCTGTCTTAGCTAAATAAGATAGTAGATCTTTTGTTATATCTTTAAATTCAGTACTCTTAGTAGGTATTAGAGCAAAATATTTTATTTTATTCATAATACCTATTATAGTAATGGAGAGTTAAAATTAATTATGCTGCCTGAAGTTAAAAAGAAATCTTGGAAAGAGATGAGCAAAGAAGAGCTTAAGGAAGAGTTCCTTAAGTGTAAGAATGATGTTAAGTATTTTATTCGTAACTATATTAAAGTTGAACACCAGCTACTAGGCTTAGTTAATTTTGATTTGTTTCCATTTCAAGAGCGGATCATTGACGAGTTAGAATCCAACCGATTTAATTTCCTTCGCAAGTTTAGACAGGCAGGGTGTACTACTATAGGTTGTGCATACATCATGCACATGGCAGTATTCCAAAAGAACAAGACAATTACTATTTTATCAATTGGCGATACAGAGTCGATTGAAATCTTGTCTAGAATTAAAATTATGTATGACGAGCTTCCACCTTGGATGCAACCTAAGATTATCCGTGGTGGAGATAACAAGCACACATTAGAATTATCTAATGGATGCAAGATTAAGGCTAGACCAGCCAAAAAGACTTCGGGCCGTTCACTTGCATCTTATTTCTTGATGATCGACGAGGCAGCATTCATTGAACACATTGATGACATTTGGGCAGCAGTTTATCCAATTATTTCTACGGGTGGTAGGGTATTTGTTTTATCTACCGTTAATGGTATGGGTAATTGGTATTTTAATACTTATCAAGAAGCTAAAGCTGGACGGAACGAATTCAACTTAATAGAGATAGATTGGTGGGAACATCCACAGTATAAATACAATGAAAAGTATGAATGGTTGTACGAGTACATCCGTGAGAAGGACAAGAGATACGATGTTAGTCGTTTTGAGGAAATCACCAAGAAGAACATTGGCCTCAAGCGTTGGAGACAGGAATACGAGAAGGAATTCCTAGGCACGGGGGCCACCTATATCGATGGGGAATCCTTGCAGTTTTTGCACGAGAACATCAAACATAAGTATGATACAAAATATCAGGGGCGTATGCGCGTGTGGAAGGAGCCTGAGCCTTATTACGAGTATGTAATGGGAGTGGATACCGCATTAGGCCGGGAGTTGGATTATTCTTCCTTTGTTGTGCTTAATACTTATAATGGAGAACAGGTTGCCGAGTTTTATTCCAACAAAACACCAATAAATGAGTTTGCAGAGATAATTGCAAGAGAAGCTCTGTATTATAATATTTGCAAAGTAATTCCTGAGCGGAATGGGATCGGAGCTAGTTTGGTGTCAGAGTTGTTTGAAAGACAGGAATATGAAAACCTTTGGATGGACGATAGAAATGATTTTGGAATAAACATAACATCCAATAATAATCAAGTTATGTTGGCCGAAATGGAAGAAACTATCCGCAACAGAAAAGTTACCATAAACTCAGAAAGATTAGTTAAAGAACTCCTTGCTTTTGAAATAAATGAACGAGGCAAGGTCGAAGCGTCTAAGGGACATCATGATGATTTGATTTCAGCACTTAAATTGGCAGTATTTGGATTTAATAAACTAGTCCAAACATCCCCTGCTTTGCTTAGTCAACATAGGACTAATGCAGTAGAACCTTTAAGTATTGAAAGCAGAAAAGCAGAAGTTTCCAAATATTGGAAAGATTTACCAGCAGAGGAAATTAAATGGATTCTGGGAAGAAACAAATAAATGAAATGGGAGAAACGGCGTTTGGTAA